TCTAGGTATGGATTGTAAGTTCTACCAAGCCTCATCAAGTGAGATGTTTGGTGATTCATATGATGTCGATGAGGAAGGCAATAAATACCAAAATGAAGAGACTAAGTTCTTGCCGCAATCACCATACGCTATAGCAAAATGCGCAGCACACTATCTTGTAAGATTGTTCCGAGAAGCCTATGGCTTACATGCAAGTGCCGGAATTCTATTTAACCACGAAGGAGAGCGTCGTGGAGAGAATTTTGTGACTCGAAAAATTACTAAGTGGATTGGTGATTTTGTGAGATGGAAGAAGCATGTCGCTAATAATGAAAAAGAATGGGAAAGTACATATGAGCCCGCCATGACTTTTTCTAAAGACGACATCCACATACATCCAAAAGTTTCAGAGGGTGAAAATATAAAATTTCCGAAACTCCGATTGGGTAACTTAGATGCGTTCCGAGACTGGGGATATGCAGGCGATTATGTAGAGGGTATGTATCTTATGCTTCAACAAGGTGTGGCGGACGACTATGTACTCTGTACTGGAAAGACATATACGATCAGACAGTTTTTAGATGAAGCATTTGGATATATTAATATAGACGATTGGAGCGACTATGTAGTTGTAGACCCTAAATTTTACAGACCAGCAGAGGTAGACTATTTACGTGGCGATTGTTCAAAAGCTAATAACAAATTAGGATGGACAGCGAAAAACGATTTAAATGGATTGGTTACAATCATGATGGAGCATGATCTGAATGAAGAACTATAGAGTAGAAATGGATCTTAGCATAGTGATACCTCAAATAAGAGATTATCGAATATATGAGTATAATAGCGAACAGCCTATTATATTTGTAGAGGCTAAAGATCCGGACGAAGCGTGCTTCAAGGCTACTCATAGACTATTGCAAATGATACTAAAGCAAAAAGACACAGCGGAAACAAGAGAACTATGTAAGGAAATTAAAAAAGACATAGTCGTAACTAAGGTATCAACGAAATGAAAAGAAACTATCAAGATCCTGTTTATAAAGAGTGGAGAACTAAGATATATAAACGGGATAAATTTAAATGTCAGATGCCGGGATGTAGTTCAAGGTATCGAATTCAGGCGCACCATATTAAAAAATGGTCTAGTGCCGCTATGTTGAGATACGATGTTGAGAATGGCATAACTTTATGTCGCACTTGTCATGAGCATATTACAGGTCATGAGCAAGTTTACGAAACATTGTTTTATCAAATAGTTAGAGAAAATGGCAAAAAATAAAAACTTCAAAGTCATAAAAGATACTAGAGAACAAGAAGGATATTATTTTAGTGAGTATGGTACATGCTTAGGCATGGTCGAAAGAAAGCTAGACACTGGAGACTATAGCATAGAAGGTCTTGAAGACTTAATATGTATAGAACGTAAAGGATGCGCTGAGGAACTGGCTCAAAATTTAGGTCAGAAAAAACACGCATTTTTAAATGAAATAGAGCGCATGAAAGAAATACCTCATCGCTTTATAGTGTTAGAGTTTTCGCTTGAGGACTTAGTTGAGTTTCCAGAAAACAGCAGGATACCAGAGTCACAGAAAAAGAAGTTGCGGATATCTGGTAAGTACATGTTAAAGTGTTTAATGGAATTTCAAATACGTGATAACATACATGTAGTTTTCGCGGGAAATAAATACAACGCTTTTCTTTTGGTTAGTAGTATATTCAAAAGAATAAATGAGATGTATAATAATGAATGATAATATTGAATCAATACATGGTCAAAGCATAGACCTAAAACAGCGTGAGATTTATCTCCACGGTCATCATGGGCCTTTCGATGATGATCCGGGAGTTGAATACCGCATGGCTACAACATTCATAAAAAACATTCGATATTTGGACTATTTAAAAAATGAACCAATACTTATTCATATGCACAGCATTGGTGGAAACTGGGGCGATGGGATGGCTATATACGATGCTATCAAGTTGTGCCGATCCCACGTAACGATATTAGTTTACGGCCAAGCAGAATCAATGAGTAGCATTATCTTGCAAGCAGCCGATGCTAGGATAATGATGCCCAATGCATACTTTATGTGTCACTACGGAAGCAGCGGTAGCTCAGGCAACTATCTAGACACACAAAGCTGGGCAAAGTTTGAAGCCAAAATACTGGATAGTATGATAGACATATACAAAGAAAAATGTAAAAAAGGCAAGTACTTTCAGGAGAAGTACCAAACCATAAACGACGACAAGGTTGTTAAGTTCTTATCTAGAAAAATGAAAGATGGGGATTGGTATCTCAGCTCTCACGAAGCTGTTTATTATGGGTTTGCAGATTCAGTAATAACACATAGAAAATACGGGAGTATAACTAGCCTCAAATAATGAGTACTGAAATAAAGAACATAAACGAAGCTTGGCTAGGCCTTGATGACATAGGTGACAATGTTTTTAACCCCATGTCTGTGCTTAAATCAATGGATGGAGATTACCATCTGCGACTATCTTATTTAATGCTTAGGCCAGAATACTTCTCGTTTCTCTGCAAGCATATCCTTAATATACAAATTCTTCCATCACAGGCGTTAATGCTTTGTGAAATGTGGAATAGAAAATTCCCTATGCTTATTGCAAGCCGTGGTTTTGGTAAATCTTTTATGCTTTCTCTATACGCTTTGATTAGAGCTCTCTTGCTCCCAAGTAGAAAAGTTGTTGTCGTTGGTGCCGCTTTTAGGCAGTCTAAAGTTCTTTTCGAGTACATGGAAACCATTTGGAGAAATGCACCTATACTGCGAGATATATGCAGCAACACAAGTGGCCCACGTCGTGACGTAGACAGATGTGTAATGAGAATAAACGACAGTACTGTCACCTGTCTACCTCTTGGTGACGGCCAGAAGATTCGTGGTCAACGTGCTAATGATATTATATCTGACGAATTTGCTTCTATACCTAGAGACATATTTGAGAATGTTGTTGCAGGTTTTGCGGCTGTAAGCGCAGACCCTATTGATAATGTAAAAAGACTTGCAGCAGAAAAGAGAGCAAAAGAACTAGGAATACAACTTGACGAAAAACAAGAAGAGAAGGAAGTAAAAGTCAGAGACAACCAAATTATATTGTCCGGAACAGCTTATTATGACTTCAATCATTTTGCCACATATTGGAAAAAATGGAGACAAATCATTAAGAGCCGTGGAAAAGAACAAAGACTACGCGAGGTGTTTGGTGGAGAGGACGTACCTAAAGACTTTGACTGGACTCAGTATTCTATCATCCGCATCCCTTACGAGCTTCTGCCAGAAGGCTTTATGGATGCCGCTCAGGTAGCTAGATCTAAAGCTACGGTTCACGCTGGTATCTACCAGATGGAATTTGGAGCATGCTTCACGAGAGATAGTCAAGGGTTCTTTAAAAGATCCTTAATAGAGTCCTGTGTCATATCAAACGACAATACGGTTAAAGACAGTCGGGGAAATGAAATACACTTTGAGGCTAAGCTGATTGGAGATCCTACTAAGCGTTACGTATTTGGTGTTGACCCTGCTTCTGAAGTTGACAACTTTAGTATTGTTGTACTTGAGCTAGCGCCAGACCATAGAAAAATAGTTCACTGCTGGACAACAAATAGATCTGAACATAAAGATAAAGTAAAGAAGGGCTATTCTTCAGAAACAGATTACTATGCATATTGTGCAAGAAAAATTAGAGAACTTATGCGTAGATTCCCATGTATACATATTGCTATGGATGCTCAGGGTGGTGGTATAGCAGTTATGGAATCTCTACACGACAAAGACAAAATTATAGAAGGCGAAGCTCCGATCTGGCCAGTTATAGACGACGATAAACCTAAAGACACTGACGACGAAAAGGGTTTGCACATACTTGAGATGTGTCAATTTGCAAAGTACGACTGGCTTGCAGGAGCCAATCACGGACTAAGGAAAGACTTTGAAGATAAGTCAATCATCTTTCCTTTCTTTGACCCTGTTACTCTTGGCATATCAGCCGCTGAAGATGGACTCAAGGACAGAGTGTTTGACACTTTAGAAAACTGCGTCTTGGACATAGAGGAGCTGAAGGATGAGCTAGCTATGATACAAATGACACAGACACCAAGCGGGAGAGACAAATGGGATACGCCAGAAGTAGTGGTAGGAGCAGGTAAGAAGAGCAAAATGAGAAAAGACCGCTATTCAGCATTGATTATGGCCAATATGGCTGCTAGGATAATATCTAGAACTCCCACTCCTCAAGAGTACAACTTCTATGGGGGTTTTGCTAGCCTTGATGATGATTACAAGAAAAATTCTAAAGGGGAGCCATACTCAGGCCCCAACTGGTTTACCGAGCATATGAAAGATATATACTAATCTTGTGTATAATATTGTAACCATTCCAATTACATTCCAATTGATATAGAGAAACTATTATGAGCAATAATGAAAACATGATAACTTGGGGAAATGACGAAGAGAGAATGGAGGCCTTTGCTTCTCATACTGAAAATGTTGAGGCATACGGTGGTCTATCTAAAGCTACAGGAAATCACTACAGAAACTTTATAAATGTAGAGCCAAACCGTTCTGTCAGACCCGGATTTAGTAGCAGGGATTATCATGCTTTCAGACCTCACGAAGCAGTTCCGCAGAGACAAAAGCGTGCGATTAAGATGTGCATGGATGCATACGACAAGGTTGGAATCATTAGGAATGTTATTGATTTGATGGGCGACTTTGGTAGTCAGGGCATTAATTTAGTACATCCAAATAAAAGCGCTGAAAAATTCTTCCAGCAATGGTTTAAGAAAGTAGATGGCAAAGAGAGATCAGAAAGATTTCTAAACAACCTATATAGAACGGGCAATGTAATTTTGCATAGAAGTTACGCGAATGTAACTCCTGAGCTCAATAAGTTTATGAAGTCAATGGCGAACGACATTAAAGTCGAATTACCCTCTATAGAAAAAAACGTGATACCTTGGCGGTATAATTTCTTTAATCCCCTAAGTGTAAATGTAAAGAATGGAGACATGTCTTTAGTCCTAGGCGTGAAAAACTTCACACTTACAAGTAACACGTTGTTTGACAACTTCAAAAACGGAGCAATACCTGCTGAGGTAATGAATACATTGCCGCCTAAAGTAAAACGAAGCATAGAGCGAGGAGAAAGAGAAGTCCCGTTAGATCCTGAGAGAGTTTCTGTATTTTATTACAAGAAAGACGACTGGAGCCGCTGGGCGAATCCTATGATCTATGCTATTCTAGATGATATTATCATGTTAGAAAAAATGAGACTTGCTGATCTGTCTGCGCTTGATGGTGCAATATCTAATATCAGACTATGGACTCTTGGTAATCTAGACCACAAGATCCTACCTAATAGAGCCGCTATCAATAAGCTTAGAGATATTCTAGCAAGCAATG